AGCTCCCGCAGTTAACACCGGCCCGTCTTGTTGTCTCAAATGTTGAGCCATCGCAATCCGTAATAATACCACCATGGGTATATCGTGACTGACCGTCACGTGCCCAGAAGCGCTGTATGGCATTGATTATGCGTGACACTAAACCGGGGCTTAGAACGAGGAAAGAGTCACCAGGGTTTAAAATGAACGGATACATATCGATGTCTCCTCCTAATAAAATTCAATAACTTGCCATGCAACTATTGTATCAACATGCACTTCAGGAAGTCCTCCATATCCGGCCTGGCCACAAACTGTTATTTGAGTGGCTGAATCAATGGTGACCCATCCTCCTATAGCCCCAGTACCTTGATTAGTCGCAGCGTTGTAGACATCACATAACAGCATGACTTTTGCGGGATCGACAGCATTTATTGAGACTACTTCATATTGGTACGGACCGCCCGCCCCGCCCTCGAATGGGGAATCGCCATCGATTGCCGTAATTCCCCTCTGTATGCTCTTAACCCCGCTCCCTGAAAATTGGCTCAAAAATGACATTAGATTTCATCTCCTTTCTTTATGCGATACGCCATCCCGCAGGGTCTCTCACCAACCGGAATGCGGCGTATTTAAGGTCACAAATCATATCCTCCGAAAGTCCCATGATTTTCATACCATTCCGGCCTATAGTGAGGTAGTGGGTATCAAACGATGCTCCTACATCTATGATTTCAACTGCATCCCCCACGTCCGACTCACCGCTTGATGGTAGCGTACAGGTAAAAGCGCTCCCGCTGGTATCTGCTAAAATTCGATCCCCCACCGCAATATTCAGGTTGGATGAGGCCTGCCGGATCGTTTTGAGCGCCCCTCGTTCCCTGATCTCTGAGTGGGAATTGGCGCTACTGTTGTGAGCTGCGATATCGGTCCCGATTTTGTTTTGGATAAAGGTGTGGGCAATCTCGCTTGCGTTGTGAGCAGCTATATCAGCATCTATCTCATCTGAAACACCACCAAATAGGTCGGAATGGGCATCCACATCGACGTTGTGGGCAGCAATACTTTCAGGTATCCCGTGGGCATCGGTCAAAGCATTGTGACTTGAAATGTCAGAATCAATTTCAGCCCTGATATCTTGATGGGCGATCTCATTCACATTATGAGCCGCGATATCAGAGTCGATTTCACCGCGAATGTCTGTATGAGCCGTACCATTCGAGTTATGCGCCAAGATGTCATTATCGATCTCGGTTTGCAGGTTCCCAATTTTTGTAGCCAGATCATGGGAATCCGGGTCGGCGTTGTGGGCACCGATATCGGTCCCAATTTTATTTTGGATAAAGGTGTGGGCGGCCTCATCGGCGTTGTGAGTACCGATATCGGTCCCGATTTTGTTTTGGATAAAGGTGTGGGCAATCTCGCTTGCGTTGTGAGCAGCTATGGCCTCATCAATATCGTCATCCCATGGCGGCGGGTCCCCGCCAACACCACCGTGGGCGTCCGGGTCGTTGTTATGCGTCTCGATGTCTGTATCGATTTCCGTGCTGATATTGGCGCGAATAGGCGAGTGAGCGGTTTCATCATTATTGTGGACCGTGATATCATCATCAATCTCTTGACGAATCAGGGGATGGGCGTCTCCGTCCGCATTGTGTGCCGCGATATCATCATCTATCTCAGCACTGATATTGATTTGGATCGGTTCATGAGACTCGGGGTCCAGGTTGTGAGCTTCCAGATCAACATCTGTGAGGTAGTGATCCCCGTCAATCGTAACCACCACATTCGTGGCATTTGAAACCACAACTATCAGATCAATAATTTGCTCAACGGCTGTGGAGCCGCCGCCAGCAGGTAGATAATCAGGGTTGGAGGCATATGCGACAGCATAAAGAATCTCTGCTTCTTCGTCGTCCGGGTCTTCGGCAAACAAGCCGATTTCACGAATGAAAAAACCGGTTTCCATCCCCTCGTTAGTCAAGGTTCCCCGTATCCGTGCCGTGCCGTCCCCGACGACCGTGGCCTCCGTTGGAGACACAGATTTCCGTTCGTTTGCGAGTTCCGTATAGCCCTCAAGGTCACCACCGGGGTCTAACGCCCCATCCCCCAATGCGATCCTTACAAAGTTCAACTCTTCGCCCGTCTGGACAAGGGCCTGGAGGTTTCGCCCTACATCCGTTAATACCATACCCCCGAAATCTGCCATGATTTAAGCTCCTTCCGCTATCGTTATCGTACTCCCAAGCCGGATGCCGCCGCCAAAATACGGGGTAGCCCCCACATCGAATGTCGGCATGGGCGGGTTTATTGTGTAAGTCGTGGAGAAAGATTTAATGATACCAAGATACATCAAATTTTCTCTCCTACGCTCATAGATGGTCCCTTCATAGAGTATATGCAGGGGCTTTATCGTATCCAAACGGGCATCCACATGAGCCACAAAATCATCGATAGAAATCCCCCTGGCCGTCATTTCATCGATATTGACTGTCAGCTTGCCACGGGACGTAAGGTAATAGTCATCAAAATTCGACACTTCATCTTGAGGGTAATAGGCGACACCGTAATCTTCGCTTTTCTTTGCCCACAACGGCATCCATGTAACCGGCAGCCCTAAAAATTTCCGGGCAAATGTTGATACAATAATGTATTCGCGATCTTTGAAGAGAAGCTCCAGCTTTCGCCATGCCACGGCAATAGCCATGTCCTCTTCTTCCGGGATTGCCTGGAAGAAGTCTCCTAAGCCCCCAATTTCTCTTTGCATGTCTACGCTGTCGGCAGTGTAAATCGACTTTGCCCGCTTCATCCTGTCTGAAGCAGGGTCAAAATACGTCTCCCAAAGTTCCTGGATTGCCTCGGAGAACTGTAGCCATCTCGGAGTATCATCCTTGACAGGAGAGAGACGTTTTTTCAGCCAGTCAATCATAGATACCCCAACGTAATAGTGGTCGCATCCATATCAATATGCACCATGTCATTAAGATCGCTCGGTTCTGTTTCTCCCGTAATCTCAATGCTGAAATAGGCACTGGAATCCGCGAAATAGCCGCTCGCGCTAATTAGCGCGTAAAAATCTTTAAGGTAAATTTCCGTTTTCCGGTTGGCGGAATCCTTACTGTAATTTTCCGTCAAAAGATCAATAATGGCCTGTTCCACGGTTGCCAATACAAGCGTCCGGGAAACCACCCCCGTAATCGCAAGAGAGAACGTCACGAAATTAGGATCTATCCATTCATATTTCCGGTTCAAAAGCGGGACCTGTTCAAGAGCCTCGATACACCGGTCTTCCAGGGTCTCAAACAATACCCAGTAATCATCCGCGCCGGTCGGTTCCGTGTCGCTGGTGTGGGCCTGGATACAAACCAGGGCCACACCGCCAGAAGTCGTAACCGTGTCATCAACTACATAATCCGTTTCGGTTGCCCATACCCCTTGATCATTGTTTTGTTCGTAGGCGGATATGAAAATCTTATTGATAAAATTTACGTTCGGCTCTCCGGCCGCCTCTTCCGCCTCCTGTTCCCCCCAGACCTTACACCATAGGATGTTAGGTAACTGCCTACGAAGAAAAAAACGGTAATCCTCCCGCCATACTAACCGCTCGTTGTAAATCGGCCAGTAATGGAGGTTTCGGCGTAGTTCTTCGCCTTCTTCCCCGCTTATGCCGCCGGTAATAGAATTGAGTGTCGTAATGGTAATGGCAGCCTGCTCCTCGTTGAAATCAAGAAGCTCACCCACAATATGCAATTGCTGACCAGCGGCCAAGTAGGAGGTCCCCTGTGTCAACCACAACGTGATTTCAACCTGTGTTCCGGCCGGTAAAATCATCCCGAAAACACCATTTCCAAATCGAATACCGGATTGACCCGTATGTGCGTAGAACTCGTCATAAACAAGACTTTCCGCGTCCACATTTTGAAACAGACGCGAGTAAGTCATCTCCTGGAAACCATTTCCATCCTGGAGATCCACGGCTACGGAAAACGATTTGATCTGTCTGGTTACATCAGATGAGAGGAGTATCTCGTAAAACGCTTTTTCTTCGGTGACCGTATGCGTAACCACACTGCTCTGTATTTGCCAGATTTCAACCAAACCACTCTCGGCGGCCGATAAAACCAGTGGGGCACGGGTCGCATAGTACAGTTGCGCACCGGATTCAAATGCCTGATCTTGGGGAATGGAAATCTGGTAAGCCCCATTGTTGACGATATTGACCTTCCCTGTTGAGGGTATCGGTTTCCGTGGCAGGTACTCCCGGTCCTCAGCATGAGACCGTATACTGGATTCGTTTAGTGCCGTGGACAGGAAAAACTCCTGCATAGACCGTTCAATGGCGAAAAGCCCTTGACGAAGCGCCCAACTCTGAAATATCGAAATATGGTCAACGAATTGGGAGTCTTTCAGGACATCCCAACCCGCTTTCCCTTCCAGGATTTCTTTGAATTTCGCGAGGGCCTCATCCTTGCCGATCATATCAGGACCTCCCCCGCGTAAGTACCGATTTTATGAGATATCGCCACGTGGAACAAATCGATTTCCCTAAATTCTACTGCAATCTGTGTGATGATTAAGTTTCTAATATCAATTGGCATTTTCTTCCTTATGGAAATTTTCACTACTACTTCAAGGCTTGTCGTCATAGGAGAATGTTTAAACTGTGTCAGGTTGTGTCCCCATGATGGGAGGTCTGCAACAGTGCCTTCCGGTGTCTCAAACCATTCTCTAATTCGATCATCCATGGCCGGACCATCGACAAGACGTTCAACCCCTGTGTCCGGGTTCAGCTTTATCAAATGTTGTAGCTCTTCGATGAGCATTACGTTTAAATCCTGTCATACGCCATTAGGGTCAACATCGAGTCGTCAAAATCTGATTTGATATTCGTTTTAGGTGCTATAGGTTGCTGGTTCGGTTTTTCAAAGGGATACGACGGTTTTTTTGCAGTGTTCTCCAGTGTTCGGACAAGCCGGTTGATAGCGGCATTATCAACGTTTTCAGGTGCCTTCTTGACATTGGCAGCAAGCTCTTTTGCCCTGGATCGTATGGGGAGATCCCCCTGTATCTGCTCGATTTTGGGCAGCGGCCTTACATGCTCAATCGTAGGGATGGGATCGCTTTGCACTTGCGGTTTCGCGACCGCTTGTGGGGATTCAATTGGTTTAGCAGTCTTGACCTGGGCTTTTTTGTCTTTTTTCCCCGTAAACCAGCCCCAAATGGATTTGACACCTTCTGTTACAGTAGCAATGGGAGCGGTTATAGTCTTTTCGATAATCCCCTTTTCGCCTTTTTTGGTGTCTCCTTTTTTGGTGTCTCCTTTTTTGGTGTCTCCTTTTTTGGTGTCTCCTAAGCCAAAAAAATCTCCGATTTTGGATCCAAACCCATGTATGCCTTTGGCGATATCAGATGTATCGGCATCGACGCCAAGCATACTAAGGAGGCCTGTGCCAAGCCCCCCCATGTCTAAGACGTTTGCCAGGGCGGATGATGTTTTTTGACCTGTTGTCGCATCCTGCCCTTTCTGTAAACCAAATGCCCGCTCCTGCATACCTCGGTCATGCCATCCTTGAAAGGCATCAAACCCGGCCATGCCAACAGCGGCTATTTGGCCAAGAACTGGAACCGCGCGAAGTGCCCCGCCTGCCAGCTTCCCGCCCATTTTCAATGCCGCCTTGCCACCCAGCTTGGTTGCGCCTCTGCCCCCTAATTTCGTTGCTATTTTGGTGGAGGGCTTTGCTATAGGTTTGGCCGCCTTTGGGGCCGCTTCCGGGATGATATTGGTCGTTCGCGATGCTGCGCTTGTCACGGCTTGTTCTGCGACCATATCCGGGATAGATGATTCACCGCCCCCGAAAAGTCCTCCCAATAACCCCCCTCCAAGACCGCCAATCCCTAAACCACCAATCCCTAAACCACCAATCCCTAAACCACCTGATATAAGGCCAGCAATTTTTCCAAACTTACCTCCCCCACGAAGACCCATCATCCTACGAGACAGGGACGGAGTCGGGGTCCTTTGTATTTTTGGGACCTTTATTTTCCCCATGGCCCCTGGCCGTTTTCGTTCGACCAGTTCGATGGACTTCGGGACCTTAACAGCCTTCGGAACCTTAACAGTCTCCGGGACCTTAACAGCCTTCGGAACCTTAACAGTCTCCGGAACCTTAACAGTCTCCGGAACCTTAGCAGCCTTCGGAACCTTAGCTGGCTTCGGGATCTTAGCAGCCTTCGGAACCTTAGCTGGCTTCGGGAGCTTAGCAGCCTTCGGAACCTTAACAGTCTCCGGAACCTTAGCAGCCTTCGGGACCTTAACAGCCTTCGGAACCTTAGCTGGCTTCGGAACCTTAGCTGGCTTTTCTACGTAAGCTTTCTTTGCGATAGGCTTCGGGACCCTTGGAGTTGTCTTCGTTCTGGGTACCGTCTTGCTTGAACGTCTCTCCGTTCTCCTTCGGGATAAATCCCGAAATATCCCGCCGTCGATACCCTTTACAGCTTTAATCAATTCCTTGTGGTGGGTTTCGTCTTCGCGTTCAGTGTCCTTCAGAGCATCGACAGTCTGTATCCCTAATTTGGAAAGCTGTTCAGTGACGCGCTTATGGTCTTCAATATTTTGCGCGTTCTTCTGCTCTATTATGCGGGTTTTGGCTTCACTTTTAGCTGTAGTTTTTCCTGCTTTGATGGGTATGTACTTCCCCCGACTATCCCTCAGCCTGCCTGCGGCGTCCTTTTTGACACCATCTGGCAACGAATCTTCCTTCGATATTTTTCGTTTTCGTAAAAGACTTGAGGCGGCACCCTTTAGCCTTCCGAAATCGGTATTATCTGCTACCTCCTTAGCTTCCTTGACAGCCCCCCACAAAGGCCCGCCGATAGCTGTCCCCGCAATATCTGTGATATCCTGATTTTCAAGGGCATCCCGGGCAATCCCCATGCCTGTAGTGCCCGCGCCTGCCAATACAGTCTTGATCCCTGATACTATGGATTTCCGGTCCTTAACTCGTTCTGATTCATTCTTGCGGGTTTCAAGAGCTGTTTCGCTTTTTGATCGTTCGATATTGGTATGATGGCCAGTATTATTCTCTGCCGTTTTCGGTCGTGGCTTGACAGATTTCGGTAATCCGGTCTTACTCGATAATCCCTTACTCTTTGTGGCTTTTGACTCTCGAACAGTGTCAGCCTTTGCAGCATCCTGGATTTCTTTAGATAGGACAGCTTTCGCTTTTTGGAGATCCTTCGTATTCCTGCTACGTTCAATTTTACGGGTTTTTTCTGCCCCGGCACGGTTTGTCTTTTCAATGTATTGATTTTCGGTCTTAGCAGTAGGTGTTATAGCAGTAGCCTTTTTGGCTTTAGGATGATCTGAGAGTTGAATGAGTGTCCCGGTAGGTCGTTTTTTGATTAGATGCGAAATATCGCGGGTGTCCTTGCGGATATCGACCAGCACACCATAAACATTAGCATTGGAGGAAATGATGGAATCCAGCTTGTCAGCGAATGCAACAAGTTGATTCCCGCTTTCATAATCGCGTGAGGCCTCTTCCGGCATGGCCGGGATAGCGACATCCTGATGAACAATAATTGTTGCGTCTTTGATAGCAGCCATTTCAACCCGTTTGCTTTCCCCTGGATCGTCTTACAATCTCATCGTGAAGCGTAACAACAAATTTTTCCGGCGTATCTAAAAGGTTTTTCAGGTCTTGATTTGCAAAAATGCAAAGATTTTGAAGAATTTTATTCCAACCGCGTGCGCTAAAAGATTGGAATGTAGTCGATATCCCGAAAGGGGACCCTCAATCGGGTCTCTGCCTCCTTTTGCTCGTCATTCGGGCATTTATGGGGCGGCGTAAAAAGATATATCGTCCCCAATTCATCCATAGTCGTATCTAAACCGTGCTGCATATCGGCCAAACAGTCCCCCACCTGTTCCGCCATTTCCCCGAATTCAGTTGTGGTCATCAAAAGAATTTTTTTCTCTGTAGCATCTACCCTGCGGCTTAGGGTTTCGGGTTCCTCTTTGCTATGCAGGCACAAAAGCAACCTTAAGAGGCGGATCTGAGCCTCCTTCTTTCGATATGCCCCGCTTTTTTCGCCATGCTCTTCTGCTGCAACCCCTAATGACAATCGACCCCGCTCCAAAAATTCCATGTCTTCGCCAGTCAAGGGCCGCACCAACATACCATTTCTCAACTCCCGCTCGGGCTTGCCATCCAGATTCCGGTATCCCTCCCCCAATATCCTCATATCTTGCAGTAGCGAATGGGTTTCCCCGCAAAAATCGCACTCATAGGAGAGGGCAATGCTTGGATCTTTCGCCGTATGAATCCAGTACCAGAATAGGATAGCCCGCCGGTCATCAGCGGTCCACATTTTAGCATCAAGCTGGGTCGCCCTGTCCTGGTGGTCCTGCATCCGGTTTAGGAATAAAGTAGTTACCTGTTCCTCGTGCCCCTGGTCGATATCAGTAAAATCGATCACGTCTTTAACAGTTGCCTCACGGAGGCAAATCCTTCTGTCGGGATTACTGGGTAAAGAAATTTCGGGAATCATACTCCTCCTTTTTACAGAGATCTGAATTGGATGAACGTGATAGGAAATTCGCAAAATCCCGGCTCATCCCGGGACTCTGTTACATCGCCTAATTGAGTCGGATACATGACCCATGTATCCGTCAAGACACCTCCTGTACCTGAGCCTGTCTGCAGAACCGTATATCGCTCGACATTAAGACAATATTCTGGAGGTAAAGCAATTGTGCCGTCCTCTAAAAGGACCTTTGATACAAGGCCTGCAAACCAATTGTGTATCCTGCCATCCTCATGGTCCCTCATTGTCATTGACAACTGTACCGGCGCGGAGGCTATAGGATACGTAATCGTCAAAGCCGATGGCCCTATTTTTTCGGGCTCCGTCTCAACCTCAATGGGACCGTAAGAAACGTCCTTAACATAAAAATCGAAATCGTCCGGCGCTTGCGGAATCTCGAACCTAAATTGCCATGACTGCCGGAATTCTTTCTTGATCGCCTGCTTCGCAATCAATCGCATTGCCGCAAAATCTTCCATCCCCCCGGAAAACCCCCCTCTACTCCCCCGGAAAACCCCCCTCTACTCCCCCGGCCATCACATTATTACCACACCGGGGATGATGGCCTGACTCTCTTCCATCGCAAGAGCCGCGGTATCCAATCGCTCGCGCAACTCTTGATCGCTCGGAAATTCCAGGTCAAGCCCGGTTGATTGCGCCACGGCCCTGCCGCGTTCGGAATTTAAAACGTCAATCAATGCGATCAGATATTTTGAGATCAAATGGATAGATTCAGGCGGCAAATCCGCATCCGAATCCCAACCCTGAAAATCCTGGAAATACCAGACACGAAACGGTTTCACACTGGAATACAAAAACGGACAAATTCCACCCGGCTGTTCCGTAACCGTAATCACGCCCTCTGACTCTTTGGCTTCATGATAGACACAACATTCATCCATGGCGATTGCCAAGGACATGAAATCTTCAGGGGTCTCTATCTCAGTTACATCTACAGGAAAAGTGAGATTGGCAACCGGCCCCACTTTTTCTTGATAGGCCTCCAAAGCTTTTGCCAACAATTGATTCTGTATTCCCGTATCCAAATACATCACAGGGAAATCGGATACTGCCCTGGCCAAAAGTTCTGTAGGTGACATTTAGCTGTCCCATCCAACCCAGTTCGCGTGCAGTGTACCTGTAGGCTTGACCAAGGTTGAATCTTCCACTGAGAGATCCACCCCCTCAAGCTCAAGCCAGCAATCCTCAAGCACTACATTTACCCCTGATCCGCCGCTTTCAGACACGAGGGCTAATTCTACTTCCAGGTATTTCTTTTCTTTCACCCAACTGCGAATCGCTTCATATGCGATACCCTCAATCACTTCCTTGATCGATATAGGTACCTCAACAGCATTCTTGTAACGCCCGGCCTGCACAAACTGGACACCATGGGGGCCATACGTCTCAATGGGTTCCCGCGCCATTGCTGGCAGCTGTGTCGTTTGGACTAAAAACGACAGGTCCGGAAACTCCGCGATCGTCATTTCAAAATCATCGGCCGTAGCCCCTTCACCGTAACCCAATAAGCGTGTGTACGCCTCTTTTGCCAAGGGGATATTCCCCACTACATTGCTGATATTTGACATATTATTTTCCTCATTTAGGAGTTATCATTGATACATTGCATCAACATCTGACCTGTTTTGCATTTTGATTGACCCTATCTGCATACTCACTGAAGCCCGTATAAGACGACCATTTTTATCCCGCTCTTTGTCGATCGGCATGCTTAATGATTTGATATAGGAATCAGGGAGAGACATCCGGCCCAGTTCAATCATTACAGGTTGTGGAACCCTGCCGCCTGGGAGTATTTCAGACACTTCAGGAGCAATCATTTTCTCAAGGGCCATCATGGCACCCTCTACCTCCCTCCATGGATCGTATAAAGCATAGAACTTAAGGGCGAGATCGAATAGATACGGCTCATTCCCCCCCCACGTTTGGACAGAAGAAAAAGTTGACAGGGACGTCAAGTCCGTAATCTTCTGAACCATCCCTCCCACTTTTTTAAACATAGATCCAATACTGGAATCCTCGAACGGCGACTCCCAGTTCGCGACAATCTCTTTGGATGTCCCCTCATCGATCATTCCGACAACGCACAGAATTTCACCTTCAAAATCCTGGATGAGATGACACTTTAGATACGCAGACAAGGCCGTGTCTGCGTTTCCCCATTCGGTGAGCATACAATTAAAGCCCCCGCGATTTCCTTATCCGCATGGCTTTTTGCCTGGCTTTTCTTGCTGCGCCAGTATTAGCTTTTCTACGTGCTTTTTTTAGCGCAGCACGCTGTTTAGCAGACAACCGCTTAGGTTTGCCTATTCGCTTTTTCCTGAAAACGACCTTCCCGTTTTTTATGACTTTTACCCGTCGGTACGCCGCCTCCAAAATCGTATCATCTGACACGGCAAAACCGGAGACCAACTCATCATCATCGATTTCAACATCATGCATCTTGTTGGACAGGTATTCCCCCAGCTTTTCACCCGCGGGATCATCTTCATCATCAATAAACCCCTTAACGTTCTTTTCATCGGCACCCAATTTCACAAAAGCAGCACCAACAGCAGAAAAGAGGTCGTTGTAGAGATCCTCTTCTTCTTCATTGATTTCGGCATCCCCGTCCAGGTCTGCCATGCCGACAACTAAGGCATCCAATGCAGTATAGCTAAAATCCTGGTCCTCCAGCCACACCAGGGCTAAGGACATCCCCTGCGCCCTTGCCTGCATAGCCGCAAAATCAGCAATCTTTTCCGACGTGGCTGTTTCAAAAACAATGTCTTTTTCGTGGTCCTGTAAGTAGTCAAACTGCGCCCCGAAAATATCAGTCCCCACAATATCCTGATGTTCCATTTGAAATCTCCTTATTTGATCAGCCGCGGCTGTCCTGCAATACGCCGTGCGCTGCCTGTAGGGCAAAAAGACCAATCAACCAGCCAGAGATCGATCTCCTGCTGAGTCACAGTAAATTGATAGGGGCTGTCACCATCGATATCCGGTTCGCGTGGGGACGAAAGCGCCTCCGATGTCACGAGCTCGTCCAAAATGGCTTTAATCCCCTTCGCGAGGCCGCGATAGGTAATCCCGTCCGGTTCATGTTTAAATTGGTTTGCGAGCTCCACAAATCGATGATCGATATAATTGGCAATCCGGTTGACCCACACGAAACGGCTATATGACTGTAAGAAAAAAACTGTCAGCGAATCGTCAATCACGAGGCCTCCGTCATCCCATGCAATAACCGGGTTGATTCGACCGGTATAGAAATCATCTCTGTTTAAATTATCACCGGGGAAAAGAGGTGTGACTCCTACTCGTTCCAGCCTTCCCCGCTTTACTCCAGCCGGAGAATAATGAATGCCAGGCGTGGATCCGGTAAAATTCGCATCTCCTTGGGCGCAAGCCGCTGCAACCGCGCCGGAGGCCCCCCATGCGGTTTTCCCGCCATACCACTCGTCGGTGGCCCCAAACGGACAATAATAGCAAGAGGCCTGTCTGCTGGAGAGAGAGGTAGACTTCAACCAGAGCAGGGCGGCCGCCGCATCCAAGTAATAGGGCACGTCAAAGAAAAAATTGACATGACGCGCTTCGGCTATGTCAATGCAATTGGCAAGGACCGACTCGTCATAATTTCCGGCCGCAAACAGCAAAAACATCGGGATGGATTCATCTCGGAACATATCCCAAGCATCTATCCAATCCTGTGTCTCGGGTTCGCCGCCATTCGACCCCCCGGCAAAGGCGGTTTTACTGACCTCATCCAGAGTATCCTGGATTTCGTCCCACTCAAGGCTTACACCCAAATCACACCTAAACCGGTCACTTTGCTGTTGTAGAACCGACTCGATAAAGTTTGGTCGGCCCATATCATCCCGGTCAGTCTCAACAATCCCGACCACATACGACTCCAGCAGATATTCTTCACCAGAAATCGTCTTATCATAGAAATTGATTTTAAACCGCTTGTCTTGATTGGTGAGCAATCGCCAGTTCGGGCTATCATCGGGGTCAGGAGCTTCTTCCTCGGAGGAATGATCATTGCGGCATAGATACTCATTACCATCTGGGAATTCTGCCACATCATTTTCGCTATAGATGGTTTCAGCCTCCCAATCACCCTTGTGATTGATAAGCTTTTCGATCTCGAAAGACCTGTTAGTACTGGGGTCCCCATCAACCGGCCAAACTTGCAACAGATAACCATCACCAAGGGCCAATGTCGCACCGTAGGCATGGTTATCCTGTTCTTCGACTCCGGGATACTCTTCCCAGTTGACCCCCGGGACTTCCACAGTTGGGGCCGGGTCATCACTGGTATGAGCCAAGATGCAAATTAACTGTCCATCAGCAACAGTGACAACATCGTTTGCAAGATATGCCGTCTCTGTGGCCCAATCCCCTTTATCATCGATGTGCTTTATAGCTAATGAAGGGAATCGTGCATCATCCGCGACAACCCTGACCACATTGACATAAGCACAATCTTGAGCCGCGTCATTCACATGCCGGAGACCCTCCATATGCTGCCCCGCTTTGGCCGGGTACGGCATGCCAAAATAGTCCTCCCAATTGTTGTAGGTTACCTGGACAATCTCACCGACAGGCCCTTTTGACGCACGTACAACCGTAGCACCAATAGTCGTGGGGCCGCCGCCGGTTTTAAATGTTTGATCAATTAAATCCAGAACGGTGATTTCCGCAGCATTCGTGATAATATTCTTCATTATTCTTCACCTCCACTATCATCAGAGGGTTTAATTCCTAATCCGGTCAGGTCGGCTTCGACTTCTGGTTTCTCATTAAACTCTGTTTCTTCCTTAGCCTCCGTCTTTTTGGCCGGTTTGCGTTTTTTTGTAGGTCGGCTCCCTCTTTTCTTCGGTTTCGGGGTGGGTTCGTCTATGACTACTCTGATTTTGACATAGGGTGCCCGCCGTTCCATTGCTTCAATAAACGATTTTACGGATGCATCCGGGATTTCCAATGTAGCATCCCCGGGCTTAATTAAAATTTTCCCCAGGCTGTCCGCGTAGGCGACCTCTGCACATCCGTTGTTTTTTACTACGATTGTTGCCATGATGAGATGCTCCTGTTAGTGGTTAGCCCTGCCCGAAGGCAGGGCCAAAGAAAGGAGGATAATAATTAAGACGACTCAATTTCCAGGTCCATAAAGTACTCACGACCGTCAAACGGTTGTAAGTCCCTGTAGGCCTGGCCCCACAGGGTATTCCGATATTTAAGGTCGGTTTGGATTGCATGTCTGAACGGCATGGGAGGAATGGCATCGCCGGTAACGTACCCGGCCTCACCCACGCCGCGGCCTTTGGCATAACACAGGCACTTATATTGGGACTTTTGCGGATCCTCGAAGACATCCCACATGCCGAAGAGTTTACCAATATAGTGCGGTTGGGGTATGCGCCTATAGCCCGCGGCTGGCACGAAAAAAGGCTGCTTCATGGCTTTAAAAAGCGTAGCACTCTTTGAATCGGCTACGATCCCTACTAACCCAGAAGTACCGGTACGTTCCATCAGGACAGCATCAATTTCAAGCAGCGTTTCGCGTACTGTTTCGTAATGCTCTTGGAAATACAGACCAGTAGGCACCACCATGCTCCAGGCCCGCTCGCCCTTGGAGTAAAAGTACAGGTCGCGGAGGATCTTCCGATCACGGTCAGCGGCTAAAACATTACGCATTGCGGCCATGGCCATGGAGTCAGCATCCATAGAAAACTCACGACGTAGTGCCCACAACGCCTGCAGTGTGGTACTGGCTGAAATGGCGTTCTCGTGCGGATAAATCACGCGGGAATCCATCTCATGGTTGATTACGGGGATCAAAGTAGGATCCTTTTCAATATCTACATCAAATCCGACATGAATCTCGATACCGTCCGCCGGGCCGGTACTAAAGATCGGGTCGATATTGCCGGTTGCGTAATCCACCGTTCCTGTCACTGTTATTGTGGTTTCCCCTACGACAAACGATCCATGTAGATTCCCCGCGCCGTCGTCTTTTGCAACGATATTGTGGTCATGAAAAATCTTGATGGACTGCTTTTTAAATGGGTAAACTCCAGAGAATATGGTTTCGGAATCAAACTCGAAATCCCCTGTAAGCGTGGGGGTCGCCTCGCTATCAGCCTCTTTGACCAAATGGCGTTGGTCCATCGATGCATACTGGCCATTGAAAGAGTGATCAATTTTTTCTCCCTGTGTCAAGTCCCCAAAAGTAGACCCGGCCACTCGCCAGACTTTGAAAATTTCACTCTGGTTGTAATGCCCCGGGATATGCGACACCATCCGACTGGTAATCGACATTAAGGCAACTGGCAGGATCAATGCGATCATCCGGTCCCGCATCAAAATCCCTTCTGTGGTCTCCAGATTAGATGACTCCAGAACCATATTGTCCGGGCCATTTCCAGCAGAGATTTCAATTCCGTTCTGGATTGCCTGGTAAGCACTGGCTAACATTTCATCAGATGGCATTTCACCATATTGCCGCTGGTAAGGTATTAGGGCATTGGCCGCAATGCGGGCTACAGTCCCTTTACCCTTGCCGATAGATTCAAAAACGCTACCTTCGACAGATCTGTCCAGGGCCTCAACAAGTTGGTTTTCGTTTGAGATAACCTCCCCGCTATCGCCGTCGATGATCGGGGTGATAATGGCATGGCGCATGGAAGCAGCCTTCTGACCGATCTCGACCATTCGTTTTTTATATTTTTCGGGCATTTTACTTTCTCCTCATATCGTAAAGGTTTTAGTTGGTAAGTTTGTTTCAATCCACGCCCCTATACGAGGGGCGACGGAAAAAATCTTTCCGCACCAACGTGCTACAAAGAGAAAAGCGAAGTAAATGATGTTGACTCCAGATACGCCGTATCTGCCGTATCTGCCGTATCTGGATTTTTTTAGGACTTTTTACTGCGTTAGAGCCCTGGATTAGAGCCCTGGATGGGAATGGTGATTTGTGTTCCCGTCTCCGTCAAGGATCTCGCCGTCCGCTTCGATACTGCCTTCAGAATGCATGGAACCAACAGCCTCAATGCCACCGCCAACAGTGAGTTCTCCCGAGATGTGAACATTGCCGTTCAGGTAAATCTCAGGAGCCGTAAGGGAAATTGATACACCTGCAACGCCATTGATTTGATTAAGGGCACTAACTAAGACATCACTTTTAAGGGATGTGATTAAGATACTGCCTTTTTCAGACAAAATGATGATGTTCTGGTCGGCAGTCAGGAAAGCGGCTTTTTCACTATGCAGGGTGATATCGCCCTCCGGTGTTATTTCGATAGCCGCGCCGGTTTCTCTCTGTGTTACAATAATCGATCCTATTTTTATCCCATTGACATTCTGCTTTTTTGGTATTTCGACTATAATACCATCCTGGGAATAAACGTTGTTTTCGTAGTAGTCTCGATCCGCTGGTTCAGGTTCGCCAGCACGACGTTTATGGACCAAAGCTTCCGGCCCAAGCCACATTTCGTGTGGTGCCTGGGGCGATGCTTCCGGGCAATAGTGTACGCTCCCCAACAACCGGGGTCGCCGGGTATTCCCGACAAACGGAAAATCCACCCATACATAATCCCCCACCTCCACGGACGTTACAAACCCCTCATTCTCCCTCGATCCAGGCGGAAACGCATATTCAGCCCACGGTAAATCCTCATCCGGGACATTATCCGTAAAAACCCCATACACACGGATCTGCACCCGTAGCTGATGGTCCGGGTCGTCTGTATTCACAACACGTCCGATATATCGGTTGTCAAATCTCATAGTCGGCCGATCTGGTAAATTCTTTTGCATTGGTCACCTCGACACTTGCGATCCATCCAACGGGACCACGATTTTTGTTCTGCAGTTATACTGGTCACCTGTATGATAATGGCAAACAACACCCACCACACCAGTCGTGGGCAAGCTCTCATCGAAGGGCCTCGCCTTGTCATCCAAGTGCCACCCAAATTTTAGGGCAAGACCAGGTTCAAGACGCCCATCGCCGATCATAGCTAAATCGATTAGGAGGAGGGTAAATTCAACCATGTTACTTAATGTGATTTCATGTCCTACCCCCGCAAATTCCACAGGAGCATCAGTAGAGATGCAATCCCCGGACACAAATCCTTTTACCATGTGCCATCCAATATATTTCCTGAGAATTCGGTCACCCACGACATGAGCGACATTCATGACATCCATATGGACGATCTGGTTTTCAGCTTGTATATTATTCCACTCGTAATATATTCGCTCCTCCTCATTCAAATTCCGCAGGTCAACTAACCGCTGGAAACAAAATACATTGCGACTGAAGAACGCGACAGCCCCATGCTCTTTTGCCATTTGTCTTATTAGTAGAGATGGACGCATCCCGGGCAACAAGTGATAATCTTCTACAACAGGGAAATTGCCGATTCGATCCTGTATCACCCCAGACTTCAACCCTGGAATCAACTCTCTCAGGATTTCCCTGACCGGTTTTTGCACGAATAGCCGGGCTTCAGGGGCGGGCATTTTCAATTTGTAAACATCTTCCTGGAAACAATGCATAGTCAATCTGATCCCGTCTTTCGGCATAGTCAGGATTATAAATCGGATAACAACATTCAGCCCCTTTCGATATGTAGGATCTTCGAATATGATCTCCAATACATCCCCGATTTTGATTTTAAACCATGGCGAGTCAGTTAAAATCGAGTCTGGATCGTCAAACAACAAACTTAGACGTGGCCCGGATAAATCAACCGTTTCAGTGTATATGCATTCCTTCAGAAATGACCTGTCAATCTCCTCCCCGGTACCTATCCACCAAATTTTCTGTATAATATTACCAATCTGCGTACTACCCACAAGGTACCTCCAATCCGCAATATCCAATAAGCCTGAAATGAATTTCTACGTCCCCAACTTCAACGGCCTCGCCGAAGAGGACTTGACTGGCAACCGTCAATGTGTACTCTACCCCGAAAACTCGACCCTCTTCTTTCGTCAAACTGATATCCGTAGTCTCAATGGCCCTCGGTTCTTGGATGAATGCATTGACCGTAAGGGGCGACCCGTCAATCAGATAGGCCACCTGGAAAACGTGATTCTTAGATCGCCGTTTAGTGAGATACGCGTACCAAGCCAACTGGAGCTTATCCAAGGTCGGTTTATCCCATGACAGCATGATCATACGATATTGCAGGTACAACGGGAAAACCGACAACCGAAAGGCGGTCTCCAGATCCTCATCCCACCGAACCTTATCATGGATAATGCCCCGGTTTTCATTGTTCGTAATTCCTGGTTTCCTGCAATATGCGACCAAAGGCAGATCCAAAACGTTTGCTGTAGTGTTCGGATCAACAACCCTGGACCCTTTCCGGCCGCCCACATAGGAGGAAATGAAGTCCTGTGGAGTATCGAAATCATGTCTGAAAACCTGTTTGTTAGAATTACGGCCCAAAAACTCCTCATAATCCGCAGGGCCTACCGCTGCCAATCCATCAAAGGCCGCACAAATGGTGCGGCCAAGGCCGAAATCAACCGCCTGCAGTTCTGAAAACTCGTTCGCCATCATTCAATTCCTTCCGGGTTAAAACCAAAAAACGGTATAAGGTAATACTTCGTAATACAGGATGGAGACTCCCCCACCGGTTCCGATTTTAGCACATAGTAATAGCGGTCCTCGGTCTGCTCATCGTTCACATACTCCTCGAACCACACCACACTCTGTTTTCGGATATCATCGGCTCGAATCAGCATAACAATGGGTTCTTCTCCAGGGACCAGGCTCTCTCCATCATCAGCCATACCGAAAATAAGAGATTCATCTCGTACAATAATCCCCTTTGTATTCTCCGGGTCATCATATTCGATTCGCCGCTCCCTCCCCTCCATAGTCCCCACAACGTCCGCACCCTCGGCAACAACTTCCTCTGTGCCGGGCAAAGCTCGGAACAAGACGATATCAATCGCATTCGGGGACTGATCCAGTAAGGCGTCCAGGGAATCCGAAAGCGCTTGATTTGTATCGCGATAATCTCTTGCTGTCATATGTCAAGTCCTCCCGCCATGGCTGTTACGTTTTTCAGTGTAATATTGTTTTTGGTTGCGAAACGATCCAATGCCTCTTCTTTTGTTTTTTTGAGTTTGTAGACATCGCGAAGCAGGGACGCTTCGAGTTTAGACAAAAGGATCTTTTGCTTGTTTTCCTCTTTTTTCATCAACCGGGAAAATCCTTTTTTTGACGCATTGAAATTATTGAATTCGTCCCATACCTTTTTGTCAAACTCGGCATCCCCGGCCTTTTCGGCACCTTCAAGTTCGGTTTCGCGCAAGTCCTGCCCTTTATTAAGCCTAAGCCCCAGCCTATCCGCAAGTTTCCCGCGCCAACCCTTATCTTTGGCCTCCTTAGCCATCTCCTTAGCAATCCGGGCATGGATGAAGGGCGATTGCAGGACCGCAACCACCTTGATCGTATGTTTACAGGCGCATCCTAACAATTTCGGATTACGGATTTTGGGGAACCCGTGCTCCAAGGGATCGAGCGCAAACCCGCCAATGGTCGCCAGATACCGGAACCAGTATTGATGACGGCCACAAGCGCAATCAAAGGAGATTTTCCCTTTACAGGCCCTTTGCGCCGGCGTGATATATGTGCCCGTGCTTCGGGTCATTTCCTTCTGCCAGTCTTCCAGGCGGACGCGGACCTGATAATGGGTTTTGCCTGGATGGTTGCCGGAAGCGGTCACACGAAAATAAAGAACATGGTCTTTGATTTTGTATAGGGTCGCGTTTCGAATGCTTTTTGCTTTTGTGAAGTCTGTTGCACCACGCCGGATACCATCCATGTCCACAGGAACTCTGGATGCTCGGAGTAAAGCGGCAATTTCAACACCCCTCTGGGACTCCTTGAATCTTTCCTGTTTTTGTTCCAGGGCCTCGGCCATTTTGTCGAGTTCCTGCAATGTGTACTCGACCGTCCCGCCTTTTCGCCCGTACTGGAGGACAAGATTTTGTTTGCCGTGCTTAGTGAGTTTCTCCCTCTTCGCCAGCATGTCCGGCGGAAGGATGCCCACGGCACCTTTCCGCTTACTGGCTTTTTTCTTCCATATCCGGCCGAACATCCGCGAGAATTTTTTAAATTCGTTCAGCTTTTTATCTTTTTTACCGAAGAGGGCCATTTAAGGTTTCCCCGCATAATAAATAATCCGTTGCCTGATCCATTGCACGGGCGGAAGCTGCAATTCCACGCCCGCTTCCATCGCCCCCCTGGGTTCATCCAGGCCCGCCGCGATCATGACAACCCATTTCAACCCTTCGATGCCGTAATACCGGTATGCGGTCAGTTCCGGCATTAAGGTTTCATTTGGTTGGATAATGTATGTGGGCCACGAAGGATCACCGTTTCGGATTTCCCGATATAGTTCCGTCCGCATAAGCGGGTCCGTAATATTGTACGGGCTCAGTCTGTCCATTATTGTTGTTTTCCTTTATTGATAAACGCCTGCTTTCGGATTTCATCCAGTTCCAAGCCACGCTTACGATCAAATCCATGCGTGATTGCTCGAAATGATTTATATGGGTTCGCTTCCTCTTCCGGTTTCCCGCCGTCGAGACCGCCAAAATACTGATCCAGGTAAACGCTCGAAACCGGATTCGCGCCCAACGCTGCCATGCAACAAAGCAGCATGGCCCTCTGTGCCCCGGTAAAGCTGTCCCAATTAATATTGTACTTGACCCGCCCTTTTTCATCTTGTTGGATGTCAATCCGGTTTGCCCTGATGGCATAATGCTGGCTTTCGGCTGGTAAAATGAGATTCCCCATATTTTCCAGTGCGAAATACCAGTCGAGGGCCTCATAGTAATTCACGCGGCCGGTTTCCGTATCCACGTCCTCGAACGAAAACTGAGTGCCGTGTTGTGAAATGTGTTCCGTCCGCTCCTCCACCAGAACAATAAACCCTCGCTTCTTCCTGGTTTCGATCTCTTCCTTCAGCGCATCTTTCCAGTCAGAGAACAGACCTTTGATCTGTTGAATGATCTGGAAGACCAGCTGTTCTCCATTGTAGACTGCATAGGCCTTGAATTTCTTTTTCTGGGTAAGCGATATCGCGAATATTTTTTTCATAAGTTCTGGTGTCATTGTTTAAAACAATCCTGTTTCAGGGAAAACGCCAATGATTTCCGAGGGAAAAAGGGGGCGCATTGGAGTTCCCCTCCTCCGCACATCCCCTTTATGAAATTTCCCTAATCAGTTCGAATCTTCTTCTTCCCGGGACATCCTATCCTTGTCCCAATCCGGAACGCTGATAGGGGCGGAAAGAATTTCCTCATCACAGTGCCCTAACCCACGCCCTGTTTTCGGCCCTTGGCCATTCGGCCCTGTTCCATCTCTATTCGGCATTGTTTTTCACCTCCTTCCTTGGTCTCGATCATCATCCATCCAATATCTCCTCTGCCCATTTCAAGAGTTCATTTTTTTCTTGGGTGATATCCTGTTCGCCCGCCGGGACGTAATCAGCCAGATAAAAAAAACAGTGGGTATCAAAAATATCCGGGGACCGGATACCCTGTGACCGCATTTGCTGCTTAGACATAATCACATAGCGCCCCCGCCGATCAAAATCATAAGGGATTTTAGACGCTTGATCTACTATTTTATTCCCTGCTGCCAACTTGAGGCGTCCCTCAAAAATTGCCTGCCGCGCTTGGACAGACGAATAAGCCCTCTGATCCTGGTATCGTTTCTTGTCCCGATCCGAATGAGGCGGACGTCCCCAGTGGATACGCACCACATCATGGCCCAGGTCCTCAAGTTCCAAAGCCGTTGCCAGTCCGGGACCATCACTGTCAACAGCAATAGTTACATTGGGATAATCCACAGCCCGCTGGTGTATGAGCTGCCCAAACCGTTTGGGGTCCATTTCGTTCGTTTCCACGCAGTCAACCACTTCAATCGTTCGGGTTTCGTCATACCCAGCAACCTTACCGACAGTGTACACGCTCGAATCCCGGTAAACCCCTTCCCCAACATCAACCGTGATTACCCAGCCCCACTCCATTGGATGTACGATGCGGAGCTTTTGAGCGTCCAGACACCATGACCGCGGGATAAGATACCCTGAAAGATTATCTGGAAACCGGCCCAGAACTTTAATTTGATATTCCGGACTGTGGTGCCCGCCATACTCAATCAGCTTCTCGCGAATGAATTCTTTGCTGACAAGAGGACTTTCTTCCGCGTTAAAAAAAAACGTTGTATAAAGATCCCGGAGGGTAGAAAACGCATCCGCAAAATGACCGCTGGCCCGCATCGGCTGGGAGACCATAATAAAGCGATTGTGTTTATCGGTCAATGCACCCCTCAACACGCCAAGGACATCATCTTCCACGCCTGACGCCTCATCAACCAAAACCGTATACCATTTGCGATGTTGCCCGGAAACAGCGTCAGGTTTGTGTTTGGGTGCCGTCCGGGGCATAACGTACCATGAATCTTTTTTCCCTTTTGCGTAGTACCGTTTCGTCTCCTTGATGAAACATCCCGACATCCAGGGATAAGTAGCATCTACAGCACTTATGACATCATCCAGCTCCTTCCAAACCACAGACCTCACCTGTTCAATGTTTGTTGCGGTAATAAGGGTATTCGAGGCAAAATAAGTCCGTAGCATCCAGTCGCAAACAGCGGCATAAAGCCTGGATTTCCCCGTTCCATGGCCGCTCGAAATCGCAACCCTTGACCCCGGTTCCTGGATTGCCGTTGCCGCAGCCAATTGCTGCCAGGTCAAAGTCATAGAACACGCTTCGAGGCAGTATCGCACTAAATCATGGCGATACCGTAGGCAAAAATCCCGGTATCTGGGGTCCGCTCGAATATCTTTTTTTCGGATCGTTTTTCTCAAATCACCTCAAAAGATGTGTCCTTAAAGCTGTCCTGGTCGGCGAGTTCCTTTTTGAGCTTTTCAACGGCTTCCTTCCGTTCAGGGACAAATTCTTTTTCTTGGCATTTAGAGGCCACGAGACGCTCCTCGTAGAGCCGGTCCAGTTCTATTTCAGATATCGCGCCCTTGCTATCATCCTCTCCCGGCTCTTCCGGGGGTTCCTTCGCCAACATGATTTCAACGGCTTTTGGTAGCGGTAAGCCCTCCTTGTTGTAGCGAAGCGCCGCCTCACGCACTGTGATCTCACCGGCTAACAGAGCCTCGAAAATATCATGAGAAACCGGGGTTGACAGCACATTGTCACCGAATTCGAGGCGTGCTTGATTGGAAAGCGTCTTGATACCGGTCATGATTTCCCCAAACTTAGCAGATTCGGGATCGCAACACTGCAGGCCCTCCCGCAGCTTAGCAATCCCCTCTAAAATCAATTTCTTTCTTTCATCTCGGGCTCTTTGCCTGAGCTTTTCGTTTTCTTTTCGGATCTTTTTTTGCTCGTTTAAGTCCCATGCTTCGGCTCGCTGTTTCCAGTCGTATTTATCGAAAGCATTCCTCCAAGAAGAAGGCACGTTCCTAATCTGTTTTCGTCCTTTTTCGACCTGATAGTGCCGGAATGCAACTTGTAGCTTTCTTTCCGGTCCCAGCAAACGATAGACTTCGAAACGAGCAAACCACATAGTGTTTTCACCTTTCATCCTATCCCAATTAGCAGCCATACGTCTTACCCCTCCTCACACCGTTCCGGTTCTACTGGACCAACCTGTTTGATTATGCGAGTGACCTCCTCGGTTGTCTCCGCCACAAAACCGCAGGCGGGGCAGGATCGATACCGAAAGGTTAACCCCGACACGCCCTCAATATTGCGCGTCGAATCCGTTTTCATTTTGTTTGTGCAATTGGGGCAATACATCCGAATGTCTACTATCCTTCATTAGCACATCTAAAAAACGTTTATACGATCTCACTACATGCACCGTATGTCCAAGGTACATCATTTGGCGTCTGAGGGCCTGCTGTTCCGTTCGCAACCTCCCCCCTGCAGCTTTCAACTCGATGAGGGCCATCGTCCCACCAGGCAGGAAAACAAAGAGATCCGGGAAGCCGGGTTTATTCTTTTTTTTGCTGCGGTCGTGAAAACACGGCCAGCCTTGCTCCCGGCAATATCTCTCACACCGGGATTGCAACCGCGCTTCCGGTCCCGGATCAGGTATTTCGGGTGAAACGGCCTCCCTGCCCCTGTGTCTTGCCGCCATGTATGCATCGCGCTGATCTTCCGTCCAATTCATCGGTTTCGCCTCCTGGACATCGCTGCAGCCCTGTTCCGTCTTCGCCGCCGCCTTTGATATTTCGTCAATAGACTCGTGCTGCCCGCCACTTGTTTTTTCATGCCGTCTCCTATTCCTGCTGGGTAATGTCTACCAAACCCCGCCTAAATTCTTTCTCCAGTCTCTTGGCCCTGTTGAGGAGCTTCCGCGCCCGGGATTTCAGTGAGTTTCGCGCATGCCAAATCTCATCAGGGTTTGCAAGATCTGTACGTTTATATCCCTGGTTCCCCCCCACCAATTTCCCAGTTTTTTCGGCAACGAGCCGGACCGTCCGGGCTTTGACTGCCGCGTACTGCTCAATCTCACCAGACTTATGCCATTCTCCATCGGACAGAAACAGCATGATTCTATGGACCTGGGGGAGGGGGAGTTTGATGCTTGTCATGGTGTGTCCTTTCAGAACGGGATCTCATCTTCGGGGTAGCTCGTGCTCGGTGATGATGGCGATTGAGTAGGGGGCGGCCCTTCCTGCCCGTCGCCCTTGCTCCCAAGCATCTGCATCTGGTTCGCTGCGATTTCCGTCGTGTAACGCTTGTTACCGTCCTGATCCTCCCAGGAACGCGTCTGGAGCTTGCCCTCAATATAAACCTGCATCCCCTTCCGCAGATATTCCCCGCAAATTTCGGCAAGACGCCTCCATGCCACAATTCGATGCCATTCTGTTTTTTCTTGTTTATCGCCGGTGTTCTTGTCCTTCCAAGTCTCAGATGTTGCAATGGAAAAGTTACAAACCGCTGTTCCGTCCTGGGTGTACTTGGTCTCGGGATCCTTTCCGAGCCTGCCAATTAGGATAATCTTGTTGACTCCAGCCATTTAGAAAGTCCCTCCCTCGTCTTCTTCTGCCGCATCCCGGAAAACCTGTCTACTCCCGTCGAAATAAAGGCCAACCTTTCCCGTCCCGGTATTCCGGCCTTTAGCAATTTGCAATAGTGCCTGATGTTTATTTTCCTCTGTTTCCACGTATTGCGCCTGCCGCCAGATAAACATCACAGTATCCGCATCCTGCTCGATAGACCCGCTCTCCCGGAGATCGGAAAGCATCGGCTTCTTATCGCCCCCCCTAATCTCACATGCGCGGTTCAGTTGGGCCAGACAGATAACGGGAATATTCAAGCTACGCGCCAGGCCCTTCAGCTTCGCAGAGATCATGGCGACTTCCCGCTCCCTGTGTTCGACTTTCCCGTTAGATCTAATAAGCTGGAGGTAATCAATAACAACCATCCCGACATCCTGTTTTCGTTTCCTCGCTTCGCACGTCGCTATCAGTTCATCAATCGACATATTGGCCTTATCGTTGTATGCGATAGGGAGCTTATCTAATTCGTTTGCGGCTTTAATAATCCTGACCATCCCGTTTTTGTCTATCCGCGACCGCCGTATTGACGTGTAGTTGACGTTGGAATGCGCCGAGATCTGCCGTTTAACCAACTGATCTATTGGCATTTCAAGGGAGAAGAACAGGACCGGGACCCCCGAGGCTTCGGCAAAATCCTTCGCGAGAACGCTTTTGCCCATTCCCGGTCTGCCAGCCAGGATAATCAGGTCCCCCGCCTGCCAACCCCCTATTAAGGCATCAAGTCTGTAAAACCCGGTAGATATTCCGGGGTTCGTCTGCCCATCCAGACTTGACACCACATCGGGAAGGACATCGCTTATTTCAACAACATCCTGACCTGCATCACCCGCCTTAATCCCGGCAATCCGCTCTTTGACCTGTGCTAACAGGTCTCGCGCATCAGACTTGGCGGCTCCTTCGGTTATATCGCTTGAAAGGCCCAATAAGGCCTGTGTTAATTTATAGTTTTTGATTTGCTTGATATGGTACCGCCAACCCGCTGAGGTGTGGACGACTGATAGAATGTCGGCCAGGTAATCAGAACCGCCAGCTTTTATGAGGTTTTGTTTTTTCCGGAGGTCGTTGACGATCGCAGTAGGCAACAGGGGGTCTCCGTTGTCGGCCAAATCGAGAAAGGACTGGAATAGGTATTTGTTTTTCTCGCTGGAAAAATCGTTTGGTGCCAACTCAGCCCTGATTTCACGCAGACAGTCCGGGTTGATTAAAATTCCGCCGATTAGACATTGCTCAGATTGTGGAATGGAAAACATGTTGCCTCCTACCAGTAGTTGGGTTGCTCTTTTGGCGGAACCGAGGATCTCGGATCTGGGCAATTAGGGATAACGCTTTGCTCATCTTCCCACCGTTTGCCGTTTAGCCAACCTTGAGCCCATTTGGGTGATTTACCTCTGGCTACCAAAGAAACCCTTTCTTCTGCTTCTATCGTAGCGGCCTCAATTATCGTGGGTATTAAATCTTCATTGGGGTTAAGAAGATACCATGCACCCGCAGCCTCAGCTTTCCCTTTTTGGAGATTAAAAGCCAACCAAAAGCGATTAAAAGCATCTAAAAGTTCACCCTTCAGTACAACTTCTTTTTTGCCAATTTTTCCGACGTAGAAATTTCCATTTCCAGGGAAATGCGGTTGATTTGCAGCTTGCGGTTCTTTGCGGTTGATTTGCGGTTCGACCTCAACCGCAAATGCGGCAGCATTTTGCGGAAGGTTTTTATATACTTTACTCTCCTTTCCTTTCCTTTGTGTACCGATGTCAGCATTTTTAGAGGTTATTGTTAACATTCTGTTTACATTTACGGGGGCTTCTGTTAACGTTTTGTATGTATTTATCTCATTAATGTTTACATTAACCGCAGCCGGATACCGTTTTTCAACATCCTTGATGAGCAGGTATTCACGAATAAAATCAACCTCTTTTCTCCTTTTTGATGCTTCGACGAAACGTTTCTGGATGCCATGACTGGTGAGAACCGCAAATTTGCGGTAGATCGCTTTATTAAAAATATCCCACCTGCATGCATCATTAATGATATCACTTATCTCATTAATGTTTACATTAACCCTCTTTCCGAACAACAATAACCGTTCTTCTGTTAGCATTAAAAAATAGCCATTTCTGTAAATACGCTGATATAATTTTATAATAACAGCAAACCCTACGAGGCCAAATTTCGCTTCGATAAGCTCCAATTTTTCATCAACACTAACGTCCAATGGGAAATAATCTAAACCGGTTTTATTAAGCCTCGGCATTTTCTTTTCCTCTTTCCTAAACTTCGCACCTGTTCCAATAAGACCGCCTTCCGCTTAAGAAAATCCTGCAATGTCATTCCCAGGAAATCGGCAGTTTTTCGCTCGCGATCGTGGATGTAAACAACCTTCTTTTCCACACCCTCCCTAACCGTGACCCTGTCTGTCTCGACCATCATCCTCCTTAAAATGCAACGCCTGTCTTCGGCGCTGACGATTAGCCTCCAACCGGGCTCGTAATTTGCGCCGTTTTCGGTTCTTCAGCCAACCAAAAACCCTAAGAAAATTCACGCTAAAGCTTTTCTTCGGCGGATCATACGGATTGTTAGATTCGTTGATCATCGCTCATCCTGCTTGTAGATGATGATAATCGCGGCAATTGTAATGCATATGGCCATTGCTATATATCCACCTAATGTCATTTCGCACACCTCCTATAAACCCATTCCCTCTTTCGTGAGCTCCGAGAGGGTAATAATCGTATCTACCAACCGCTTGTAACGCTGCCTTTGAATTAAAATTACCTGTCCATAATTCAATAAGTTATCTAATTTATCTAAAGTGAGTCCCGTCTCTCCGCTGCGGAACCGGGAGAGGGCTGCTTTGTCAATATCTAACTCGTTGGCCAGGGTGGTAAGGCCCACCTCGTCAACAAGCTCGAATACCGCGTCAGTGATGGTTGTGGCGGATCGAGACATGGTGGCGTCAATTCCCTTCAATTTTTGTTGTTTGTTTTTGTTTGGCATAATCCGTACCATGAAAACAAATCAAGCCCACGGGAAAAACCCCAGGGCTTGAGAAACGGCATCCTCGACTTTCTGAGATGTTCGAGAACCCGACAAAACCATGTTAACATATTGTGTGGTGCAGCCCGCTTCCCGGGCAATATCGCCCTTGCGTATCCCGGACTCTTTTAACAGGAGTGAGATAATGTTTGAGAACGTAAATCCTGTTGTTGTCAGGAATGAAAACGCGAGACGGTTTTTTCTTGTTGTCATTTCAACCCTGTGGTATAGAATATTTATTGTGCCTACTGTCGCCCCCCTATGCGGGGGCGTGGATTGAAACACGGTTCCGCAACCGAAAGCTTATGGGTGGAGGGGGTGTGGCCCGTGCAAGTACACAGTACCCGCCGGTTACGGCTCCCGGCGGCGAACGTGGGTAAGCCGACCACGGTTACTTCCGAGAAATTCGTCATTAAGGAGTCCCCCTCTAAATAAACCCCACCCATTATTTATGCAGCTCCGGGTCTGGTAACGAATCCAAATGTCTAAATAACCGCTCCAGCAGCCTAATTGAGCCAGGCCCGTTCCTGTACCCCGTGAGGGCCATACAGAGAGAGTTGCTGTTGACAGGTTCCTCCGGGGTGGCTATGGCCGCCGCCAGGGCCTTTTGAGATCCCTGGCCGTCAAGACTCAGATCCACCAGAAGGTGCTTTATTTGTTTTCTAAGATCGCTTTCCATAAAGTTCGAACCATAAGTACCTCTATTAAATTAAATGTCTTCGATCGTTCATGGAGTGAGATGCTACACGAAGCGTGAATTGTTGTCAAGGAAATAATCACATGCTGAATATGATGGAAGTGCTAAACCGCGTTTCTGAGGTAATAGGGCTGACTGCCAATAAGGATATTGCTACTGAATTAAATGTCGAACCGAACGTATGTTCAAACTGGAAAACCCGAAACACTGTCCCATGGGAAAATTTGTTCCGTTTTTGCATAAAGCGTAGCGTCTCTATGAACTGGCTCCTAACCGGCAAAGAGCGCACCGAACCCGAGCCCCTCGAACCCGAGACCAGCCAGGCCATAGATGCCGTGAAGGAGATCATGGCATCAGAAAATGATTATGCAAAGGCAGCCCTGGCGTCGAACTTGATAGCGTTCAAGGCAATGGTTGCGGCCGAGAAAGATGCTGCTAAGAAGTTGACAAATAAAGAAAAAGAGATAAAAAAGAAGAACGAACAGATCGAAGGATTGGAAAAGCGCGTTGACAAGTTGGAAAAAGAACGTACGCATATTAGGTATATAAACGACCCTCCTGCAATCGCTGCTACCGGAACGGAGAATGGTACCGATACATAAACAAAGGGAACGTGGTGACGTACGTGGATTTCAGGTATGGGATGAGGTGATGCAATGACGCGCAAGAAGTTAGATCTTTACACGGTTTTTGAGATGGTAGAGCAGATTGTGGATCATACGGACAAACACGAATATTACGCGGTAGGTTTTAAAAATTGCAGACAACGCTCTATAACGCCTAAATCAGCCGCGCGGCTTTTTGCGTCGGCTGAATTAGCCTTGTTAGCCGTTTTACACATAGCCCGGTATTCTTCTATATTCATTTGCCTTGATGATGTATTCAGCCCTTGGCCGCTGATTTGTGTCAAGTGGAAGATGTATTTTCTTATCAAGAAATGAACGAAATTGATTAAGACCGCCATCCAAATTAACAGCTTTTAATTCTTCTGCTTTTTTCTCGTTTAACTTCATAATGAAATCTTCATTCAAATAAATCAGACAATTATCATATGCTCTATGAAACGTAGGTGATAATGCCATCCCATTTGTAACATGATCACTGCTGTCACCCGAAGGCACAGGAAGGATGTGTGCGGCATCCACTAAGCGCAGCTGTGTTCTTGTTACTGCGCACCGATTATCATATGCGCCCATTACCAATTTTCTAAAATTTGCATCACGGGAATATTTGCTTACGCTTTCGACAATTTGTTTTCTATCTGCTGCCAAAGCGGCGATATCTTCTTTTGGAATTTCTTGCAATTCGGCTGCTTTTGAGAGCATTGATGTCAAGTCGCTTTCTGCGCCATATAAATGCAACGGTGCTGCGTTAAGACAATAACTTAGAAATTGATCTGCCCTTACCCCTATGGCTATTTCATCATTATCTTTAGTTGTAAACGAGAACCCATTTTGTAGCGCAGAATGCAATGTTGTAATGTTAATTTGTACTGAGAAATCCTGCAAAAACCCCTAAATCAGGATGGTACCCCATAAGTACTGTAAGCCCATTGGGATTCATAGGCAAAGGCGATGATACAGATGTCATTTGTATTCTGTACTCATCAGGTAAAGAAACGCGCCCTCCATGGGTTAAAGTCCAAATATAAACCCACAGGCTGTATGTGTTGCCTAAATAACTTATGATGAATTTTCGAGGATGGGTGCGTATAGATTCAGAAACGTACGCTGCCACTCCACCTGATTGCTGGATAGCCTCAATTAACTGATTGACAATTACGTTTGGACTAACTGCTGGCATTATTTTTGTTCCTTTGTCTTTTTAACGGGCCGTTTCTTTCCCCCGTCCGCAGGAAGTGGCTCTTCATCATCGACACCATTCCAGAGTGCTCCCGGATGAGAAATTTTGTATGTTGGCGTTTTTCTATCAAGTGTTTTAACAGGGAAGCGCAGCTTCCCACCTTCTATATACTCTTTTTCAAGTTCAACACAAACCCACTTTCTTTTAAGTTTTTCTGCCGCTTCTCCGGTAACACATGACCCACCAAATGGATCAAAAACAAAATCACCTTTATCTGACAACATACGGATAAAATATTCAGGCAGATCAATAGGAAATCTTGCGGGATGAGGTTTGATTCCGGCTTCTTTGCATTTGATGAGATATGTAGAATTGCTTTCAGTATTGGCTATAGCGATTAGATTCGGTGGAATGGAAGCGCCATTGTCTTTAGAAAATTTGTCACTAATATCGTGTCCACTTGGTCGAAGCTTGGCCTTATAACCGTTTTTCAATAGTCCTTTCATCGAATCACTATACGGGACAAGGACACGCCGATTACTTGCTTTAGGCCAAGGTGTCTTGGATAGCCACCAAACACAGTTAATGGCATCTTTAACCCTAATTCTCCTTATATTAACCCACTCGGCTGGTGTAGGCAGTTTGGATGGATTCCACCAGAAAAAATCTTGTGCCAAGTGGAAACCATACTCACGACAAAGCATTATCATTAGTTCATAATGATATAAAGACCTTGTAGGTTGACCTGGTATCCACGCACCACCAATGTCAATTACAAGCGAACCGTCATCACTCAAGACTCTATTAAAATGTTCTGCAAACGGTCGAAACCAATCCAAATACTCATGAGCATCAACGTTGCCATAATCTTTTTTTCGTACCAGGCCAAAAGGAGGAGAAGTCATAATCAGATTGACTTCGCCATCTTTCAATTGAAGCATGTATTCCAGAGAATCTGCATGAAAGATGCTTCCAAATTTAGTTTCAAAAAATTTCTTCATTATCACAATGTTTTATATCGCATACATATGGCTAAAAAGAAGTGTTTATATCACATATGGGTTCAAATGTCCCCAAGGAATGTCGGCGGCTAAATGTGAATATGCAAAACATGAGGTGTCGATGTTTACCTGATCGTTGGTGAAACGAATGTCTTAGCTGTAACCACACCTGTTTGACCCCTGCGTGGTTCAAAGCTAAAAGTGTCCCCTATACGAACCTTATATCCTCTATCAATCCCACCCTCGGCCATCGGGGATACGGTATCTTGAGGGGTGGGTTTAGGGAGGGGTTCTAAAGAATCTTCTAAGCCAAGGACAAGAGCCTCAGTTTTTGATCCATTAAAGACAACATCATAATCAAGATCAATTAAAGTTGCCTGAACTGTAGCCATATCATACAAAGAATGTGATTGTAAATCTTCGACAGATAAATCATCAACCAATCCTTTATAACGAAATTTTGATGGGTACCACTTGATTAAAAGTCGGGCTAAAACTTTTACCTGTTCTTTATTTTCTGTATTAAATGGATTTCGAGCCTTTACCACAAATGGATATACATGCTTCAAATCTTCATCTTTTGCATAATTTTGAGCATATATAACATCTTTCGCTAACCATAAACCACCGCCATAAACAGGTGACCCCTCTTCTAAATCAAGCTTACCATATCTTGAACCATGAAAAAAAACATCTTGCGGGGGGCTTTCGTGTTGATACTTTTTAACAAGGTCCAACCTTTCAATCCCACCCTCGGCCATCGGGGATACGGTGGGTATGCGGCCTTCCCCCTTCTCGGTCATGCCTTTGTCTCCGTTATGTATTCCACTCCGTTGTCAATGATGTTGCGTATCTTCTGTAAATCAATAATATGGTAGTGAATCCACCGTCCACAATTTTCCATCAAAAACTTTTGAATCCCGATCATTCCTATTATTTCCAATGCAACCGGCTCTTGCTTTTTTTCCCCAGTTACGAAAACAACGAAGGCTTCTTTTTGTGTAACGCTGGAAATTGACAATTTTTCTGTCAGCTTTTTAGCGGCTTCACGGTTCATCCCGAAGTCGATGAGTTTTTTATATAGCGCGGCGAAATAAAGGTCATCCTCCGAAAATTTAAGCCGCGTCCCTGATCCCCTTGGAGGATGATAGGACCGAATGTACCCTCGAACAAACCACTCACGCAGCCTTCCGGTAGTTATGCCCAAAACATGGGCTGCATCTATGGATGTAAAAAGCATTATACCGCTCCTTTGAAATAAATAAGCACAACGCTTGTTTATGATAACACTGTCAATAAGATTGTCAACTAATAAATCAAAAAATTAAACCCTTTTTTTTCTCTGTCGCAAGCCTCGATCTTGTTTCAAATCTATTTCCGCTTCTAATAATCCCCCACCAACCGCCTCCGGGGTTTTTTGTTGTAAGAAAAATTCACGTCATGACATTTTTTCCTTGACATAAGTTCACGTTTTGTGTATCCTTTCACTCAACATCACAATCACATCAACCCCCGGTAACGGGCAAGGCAACTAAACCGGAGCATCCGGTTGAAATAAGGGGTGTGAGTCCCCTTAGATGTGATTGCCCGCAAGTCCGAAGGCCGCAAAGATCTTCGCGAACCAATTCGGGGGACAAGCAGCCGGAGACAACGTGGGGGAAAAACTTGACGCGGGTTGGCCAAGTAGTAAGGCGCCGGGTTCATACCTCGGAGATCAGGGGTGCAAATCCTCTACCCGCTACCAAAAAAAAGAAACCCATCAGCTTAACCTCCTTAACTTGGCGTAAACCTCCATAACCACCCGCAATCGTGCGGGAACGGGGCATTGTGCTCCGAAGGAAGATAACCGTCAACCTCAGCGATGGCAGGGTCCCGGGGCGGTCCCGGGTGGCAGTGGACACGCTGCAAAACAAAACGAGGTGGCCAACCCTGCCATCATTAATTCTTTACCAGTTGAGTTGTGCGCTTTCTCTCCTAAGCCCTCTGACTCTCCGTGTGAGGGCAGCCGCAGCACCGGCCGGAGACTCCGCTGCCCAATAAAACAGGGAGAGGGCTTAGACGAGAGAGCGCACAACAAACGCCGAAGGGATGATGTATGGAAACTAAACTCTTAATCAGCTTTATTAAATGGTTCGCTTGGACAGTCCTTGCAGTTGCCTTTGGTTACTGGTGGGCCTGGGAAGCTCTCGGGGGGAAGATATGAAGATCACCTTTAAAGTTAAATGGTGGAGCTGGAAAAGCGGCCAGGAACAGATCGCAATAGCCCTGCCCAAAACCCAAAACGGATACATATCGAAAAGGGCCTGGAGGCGGTTTGAGGCTGCAATTAAGGACCTAAACGGTAAAAAAGTGAGGGTGGAGGTCTTATGAAATGAAAAACAACTATCGTTCTTGGAGGAGGTAGAATAATGCAGCAAACAGCGCAAAATCTACACGAGACACTCGAGGATTTCCTGGCAGACGGAGCCCACCTGCTACTGCCGAGCACCTATGTTAGTGAGCTGCCGCTCTATCACAAGATAGTCGTGGACAGGGTATTCCTTAACCCGGACCCGAAGGAGGGCGATGTGTATATGCAAGTAAGAGGGGGGGGCAACAATGGCCCCTCGAAATTCGCCCCGAGCCACAGAGGCCTCATGAAGCTGGCCAATGCCGCTGGCATCATGTGGGACCCTTCCCGGTGCATGAGATTAGACGACCGGAGAGACAGGAACTACGTCGTCTACCAGGCAGTGGGCGGCATTAAAAAGATGGATGGATCCCCCGCCTTCTTAAAAGCGGAGTACGATCTTGACTTTGAGGTCGTCGAGGAAGAGATCAGGGAAAACTACGAAAAAAAGGGAAAGAAGTACGGCAAAGATCCTAAGAGATTTGGCTGGTGGCACAAGATGGACGGCCCGGCCCAGGAGGCATACTTAGAGGACTTTATCCGGCGGGATGTTCTCCATAAAAGAAAACACAAACTGAAATTAGCCGAATCCGGGGCCATGGATCGCGTAACCCGGCACCTGCTTGGACTCAAAAGCACGTACACGGCAAAAGAGCTTGATAAGCCCTTTATCGCGGTACGGACTATTTTCCAGCCGGACTACGACAACCCGGAAACAAAAAAACAGATTGCCGCCGCATCCATCCAGGCCGTGGCTGGTGTATTCGGCCCGTCAAAGCAGGCCGCGCCCTTACGCCTCGTCGAGCCCACTATTGACGTGACCCCCCCGCCCGAATCCGAATTCCCCGAAGAGGTCCCGGAAGCCCCCGAAGAAATGGAGCCCGAGCCCGAGGACTCACCCCCCGATGGAGGCGAGGAATACCCGGACCCAGCTGTAGCTGATTTCCTCGCCCTGGATTACGAGCAGCGTTTGTCCTGCATAGGCGATGCGGCCAAACAACGGGGCATAGAAGACCAGAAAGCCCTCTGGACGTTTTACCAGGAACAGACCGGAAAGCAGCCCCCGAAGAAAATCAAGATGATGCCCGAGAAAGACATGGTTGCCCTGTTCGAGGCGCTTATGTCTCTGCTGCCGGTCGCCCCGGCAGAGGAAGAACCGTTAGTAGAGGACGATATTCCGTTTTAAGGAATGGGGACCAACCACAACATATAGGTACCGCCTCACAACATATAGTTAACAGGAGAAAACCCATGCAGATACTTCATTTCGCAGATGTCCACGCAATAGATAAGAGTATCGATGAAGTCGAAAAATGCCTAAAGGAGATCCTACGGGTTGCCCAAGCTGAAACCCCCGACCTAATCGTTATGGCCGGAGACACTTTTGACAGCCGTATGGTCCGTCTCGACAGTCAATCTGCAAAGCTGGTCTTCGAGATATATTCCAAGCTGGCCGACATCGCCCCCATGGTCGTGATCACGGGGACCCCATCGCACGATGGAAGGGCGGTGGACGCGATGGAACACATTAGAAGCGGAAACCCTATTTATGTGGCAGATTATCCGGGTCAGGTCATTTTGACCAACAGCGGAGGATTTGCGCCAACAAGTTTTGCAGCCACACCTGAAGCAGCCGGAGAAGTAGCGGCTCTCATCAGCACGGTCCCAACCCCCACAAAACAATATTGGGAGAAATGCGGCGGAGAAACCAAATCGGCCAAAGAGACCGACGCGGAAGTGGCGCAGGCCATGAGCGCAATGTTAGCCAACTTCGGGGCTGTTGCCGAGGGTTTTGACGTTCCGCATATCCTTATAGGCCATTTTAGCGTGGGGGGGGCCTTCCTGTCTGAGACTCAACAGTTAATAGGCCAGGACATCGAGCTTTCCCGGGATCAGATAAGGCTGGCCAATGCCGACCTTGTGACCTTGGGCCATATACATTACCCCCAAGAGATTGAGCCGAACATCTATTATTCCGGATCTATCTATACAAAGGATTTCGGAGAGGCCCATCCTCATGGGTGTTATCTTCACACCCTGGAGAACAAAACCCTGGCAGAATCACAGTTTATCCCAACCCCCACAAGGAAGCTCGTCAAGCTCAAAGCAGACATGACCAACGGGGATCACGGATCATCGATCCAGGACGTGATCGAAAAGAGCAACGGAGATATTGCAGGGGCTTTTGTACGTCTCGAAGTCAAGGTTTATCAGGACGAGGCCGACGCCATAGATAAGGAAGCAATCAAACAAGCGCTTCCCCCCGGTGCCCTGGAGCTTGAGATCAAGCTCCAGCGTGTGCCACGTGAAACTGTTCGGTCTGCAACACTCCTGGAGATGCAAACTCTCCGGGATAAGATCCGGGAGATGGCCCTCCTTAGAAAAGAAGATGTCCCGGAAAGTATCCTTGCAAAAGCGGACATGCTGGAGCACCTGGAGCACGATGAGCTTTGTAAGGCGGTGGGGCAATTATAATGCTCGGACAATTAGACCATATCTGCGCCTATTGCCGGGAATACCATTTCAAACCTGACAACCCGGACGGCCCGGGGCAAGCGTATTGCGGATATTTCAAATGCTGGTTTCCTAATCAATTAGACCCGTGGAGACCCCCTGCAGGCCTGCGGGGGAAAGGTTGTAAACACTGGATACACATGGGGGAGAAGAGAGATGAGACAGTTTGACGAAATGTGGGAGGCTTTTGACTACTGCAGAGAGGTAAATCACCCCGTAACCGCATTAGTTGATGGCGAAAAATGGAAGGTGTACCCATCTGGAAGAGCAGAACGAAGGAGGGAAAACAGTGAAAATTAATAATTTAAAATTAAGAGGCTGGACCGGAATAAAAAAAGGTTTGGGCTTAGACAACCTGGAATTAGACCTTTCCGGCCTATCCGGTCTAATAGCTCTTTCCGGACAAAATGGGGCAGGAAAATCAACCATTCTTGAAAACCTTCAGCCCTACAGAACCCTGGCAAGTAGGAGTAAGGCGCTTCCCTGGCACGTTTTCACCCGGGATGCGTCAAAAGAGCTTGATTTCGACTTCCAGGGAAACAATTACAAAACCAAAGTCCTGATCGACGCAGACTCAGGCCGCCAGGAGGGCTACATCTGGAAGAACGGGAACAGTGAAATTGACGGCAAGGTCCGCAACTATGACGCCTACATCGAAAACCTGTTTGGATCCAAAGACCTGTTTTTCAATTCCATCTTCTGTGCTCAAAATGCTTCAAAGCTTTCAGACCTGACCACCGGCAAGCTTAAGGAGCTGTTCGCGGAATTCCTTCGCCTCGACAAATATATTGCCTATGAGGCCACAACAAAACAATGTATCTCTCTGCTGTCATCACAGGGAACCGTGTACCAGTCCCAGGTTGACAATCTGCGTGATCGCCTATCGCAATATGGTGACCTGAAAGACAAGTTGGCTCAGGCCCAGGCCGACCTGGATGGAGCGAACAGGATACACGGCCAGGCCGTCCAAACGATCGTTGAGATTGACGCCGACATCGCAAAGGTGAAAGAGGTTATCGCCGCGAATTCGGCGCAAAACGCCCGCCTGAAGGACTTCAACACGCGGATTACCACCACAGAGCAGGCCATCCAAACCGGTTTAAAGGCGTATGAGGACAGTGTGGAGGGCATGCGAACTGAAGTGAGGAACGCAAAACAGGAAATCGTCAAATTCTCCGAAATCATCAAAGACAAAGACCGGATCGAAAAAGCTGTGATTGAAAGGAAGGAGCTGGCCGAAAGGATCGAGGCCAACAGCGAAAGTCTGACTGCGGCATACACAGAAAAAGAAGCGCTTCAGAAACAGATACAGCAAATTAAAGATAGACTTCAAAAAGAAATCGTAGAGCACCCCGACAAAAAAAAGATACCTCTATTAAAAGAGCAGATCCGGAATCTCAAAGCACAGACCTCGGACCTGGAGAAGCGAGACCCCGAATGTGTGAGTACAATCTGCGGATTCATTAAGACAGCCCTGGACGCGGAGAAAAGCCTCCCCGAGCTGAACAACAAATTAGATAACATCCTGACCTCAGTAGCGGACACTGATGCTGAAAACATCGAAATTGAGGCAGAGTTAAACAGGGAGATGAAAGATGCGAAGGGGATGGAAACGGCCGTATCAATAGAGATATCTACAATCCAGAATGTTTTGGCGAGCATCAAAAAACAACATATATCATTGATCGCCCTGGCCGACAAAGAAGGGGACCTCCGGGAAGCCCTCGCAAAGAAAGAAGCTGCTGCGACGCGAGAGAAGGACCTCACGGCACGGGGGCTGGCACTTAAGGCAGAGTATGACAAGAAGGTTGAAGGGCTCAGGAACGAGCTGTCAGATCTCAGGTCTGTGTACCATGACATCCTTAGCCAGATTGATACTGATGCGGAGGACAGGCTGAAGCGAACAGAGTCAGGAAAGTTGACAGCAGAGAAGTCAAAACATGACTGGGAAGAACGAATCTCTGATTACATGGCCACGATCCGGACCATCCAGGACCAAATAGCGGAAAAGTTCACCCTGGAAAAACAACTGACAGAAATTGAGAGAAAAGGGGCTACCATCCAGGCCCAGGTGTCGGAATGGACGTATATGAGGAATGCCCTCTCAAAAGACGGTATCCGGGCACTGGAGATTGATTCCGTGGCTCCTTCTATCTCCGCTTATGCAAACCAGATCCTTTACAACACGTTTGGACCGGCCTACTCGGTTAAGCTCAGGACGCAGGACGATGAGGGGCGGGAGGTGCTGGATATCCTGGCAATTGAAGAGAGCGGAAAGGAAACGCTGTTGGAGGATTTGAGCGGTGGGGAAAAGTGTTGGAGTTTGAAGGCCCTGCGTCTGGCAATGACGCTGATCGCGAAGCAGAAGAGCGGAAGAAGCCTGGAATCCTGTTTCGCGGACGAAGAGGATGGGGCGCTTGACGCTGAAAACGCTCAAAACTTCATCCGGCTTTATCAATCTTTTATGGAGGCCGGAGGCTTTGATTCCTGCTTCTTCATCTCCCACCGGCCCGAATGTGTAGCGATGGCAAATCGTATTCTCGAATTTGGGGAAGGTGGGATAAGCGTAAATTGAGGGAGTTATGCGGATCTGTTTAATCACTGGTTATAAATTTTCGCAGAGTGAATCAAGAATGAATGGGTGTTCAGCCTTGAGGAACAACAAAACCGCAAGCAACCGAACGGGTGCTGCCGTGATCCGCTGTTCCCCTCGCTCCCACTTGACCCATAGGTTCCTGTGTATGCCCATGAGCCGTGCCATTTCGGACTGGTTAAGGCCCAGCGTGAGCCGGGCCTGTTTGGGGTTAAATTCGCTCAATGACAGACTCCCGCTCTTTGTCAAATATGGCCGACAAATCGCATCCAGTGTCGATCTGCCCATTGTCTTTAAGGCGGGTGATTTTTGCGGACCAACCAGAAAAACCGTCCTTTTCAGCGCGGGCAAGAATTTTTTGTTTAGCTTCTGCCATATTGATGGCAGAAACCTGAAAACCGTATTTACCGGTTCCAAACGAAGATGGACCGGAGTTTTTAACGTCTTCTGCGTTTGTCAAATTAATGATGTACCTCATTTTCTCCCCCTGTTTGTGTTAGCGTTAGGAAATTTATACACCTATTAGGTACAGGATGTCAACAAAAAAATGCAAATATTTTTGGAAAAGCGAAACAAAAATTTATAACCCACAGCTCAAGCGGACCGTAAAAAAACCCCGGCCGGTTAGCTAAATCGTTAAACTGGCTAAAGGAGGTCGCTTTGGAATTCCACGACATTATCAAAACATCGGCTCTTGAGTTTGCCAGAAAAAACGCAATAGTCATGCCCGGTGAAATCGTAGAAACGACGTGGTGTGGTAGGTGGAAAAAACCCCATAAGGTCCAGATTTATCAAGTTGGGGCTTGTCTCTCCCACGATGACTTTGACACGCAAAAGCGCGAGTTTAAAGCGGTCCTGGAGATGTGCTATTATGCACTCCGATTGAAAGCTGATGGTACGCCAAAAGACACGCCAGGATGCGGGATAGTGCTCCAGCATTTTGTCGCGGCAGACGGGCGGGAATGGAGCCAATCACAGAACGTCGTCAATAACGCAGCTGTTCACTGGTCGTTGCCGGAATCATGGCCGTATGTGCCGGAATCTGTTTTAACCAGTCAATCCACCTGACTGAAAACGGGAGTAGAAAGAAAAATGCCCTTTAAACCTACAGCCCAACCCGAAGACTATTTCGAGCGTTTCAACCAAGATCGCCCGGATGGCTGGATCGCAGAACACCAGAAAGAAAACCTAAAGCGAACCATCGGAGACGATCTTTGGGATTGTTTGGAAGATATGGAAAAACACTTACAATAGACCAGGTCGACAATGATGGAAACTATGAACCCGACAACTGTCAATGGCTGACATTGGTAGAAAACGCAACTAAGAAAAACCATTAGTCCTATGAAATTACGCAAACATCAATCAGACTTTAAATACATAATCGACAATATCATTGCCGGGGAGCGCGTTCACAAAATCATCGTGAACGCGACTCCGGCGGCGGGGAAATCCATGATTCCAATCCTTGCAGGAAAGTTGATCACAGAGGGCCTCGCAGACGCCCTCGCATGGATCGTGCCCCGCAAATCCCTGCAAAGTCAAGGGGAGCGCGGATTCGTGGATACTGGATTTCGAGACATGTTGAACCACAACCTCACGATCAGACAGTCAACAAATGATATCGACCCATGCAGGGGGCTTAACGGGTGGATTTCTACTTATCAGGCGCTATCTTTGGATGAAAAACAGCTTGCATTAGCCGATTTTTCAACCAAACGATACATCCTCATCCTCGACGAAAACCACCACATTGAGGATAAAGGGGAATGGTACAGGTCTCTGCACCCCCTTGTAGACAAAGCAAAATACCTCGTAATGATGACCGGGACGATGAACCGTGGAGATGAAAAGCCAATTGCATGGCTACCCTACCATAACGTCGGCGGAGGCATGGTCCCGGTAACCGAATCCCATGAGGACGTCCGCTATATCCACTATGACAGGCTGACGGCCTTAAAAGAAAAGTCGATCCTGCCAATACAGTTCACCTTGTCTGATGGCCGAGTAGAATGGAAGAAAAACGGTCAACACAAAGAGGGGATGCTGTCTAACCGGGCGTTTGATGCAGGTCAGGCAATCTTCACGGCCTTAAACACCGAATTCGCGGAAAAACTCCTGGATAATGGGGTCGCTCACTAGCAGGAATACAAGGTTCAGCATCCCAGGTCAAAACTCCTGATCGTTACCTCCGATTTTAAACACGCAAAGAAAGTAACGGATAGGCTAAAAGGGCAGGGGCTTTATGTCAAGATAGCCACATCCCATGACTCCCCGAAGGCCCTACGAAACATCTATGAATATAAGTTTGGAAATCTTGATATCTTAGTGTCAATTGCGATGGCCTATGAAGGCTTCTCTTGCAAGCCCATCACCCATATTGTTTGCTTGACTCGGATTAGATCCGCGCCATGGATAACCCAAATGGTGGGGAGGGCAGTAAGGGTCGATCCCCAGGCAGGCCCCTACGAAACCCAACAGGCATACATCTTCGCGCCAGACGACTTCCTCTTTCGGCAGGTTGTAGAAAAGATCAAATCAGAACAGCTTTCCGTCGTCCTGGAGACCCAGGGAGAAGCAGAACCGCGAGAACCCAGGGGGGAAGGATCGGAGAAGGTGCCGGACGTTATCCCTCTGGGATCGATCCTTACCGGGGAGAGATCCTTTTCAATAGGTGGGGTGATAGGAGGCGTACGACCGGTCGATATCCCGCAGACGCCGACAGACATTGAAACAGCCCTCCGGAAACAGATCGAGGAACACGTTAAGGAATACAGCTTCAAAAATTATTACAAGATCGAACGCATCAATGCAGAGATCAAATACGCTCTTGGAAAGCCCAGGGCGGAAATGTCTCTGTCTGAATTGCGTAGCACCCTGATATTTATCCGTGATGCCTACCCTCTGAACGGCAAATCGATCATCCCCCAGGTGAGCCAGCCCAGGGGGAAGGGGCTCAGGAGAAGCGCCAGGGCGGAAGAGGTTGAACCGCCAGACCAATTAGGGCTTTTCGGAGGAAGGCTATGAAAGCAATCAGCTTATGGCAGCCATGGGCGTCAGCAATGGCGTTTGGCTGGAAAAAAATCGAGACGAGAACATGGTCGACATCGTATCGGGGACCGCTATTAATCCATGCTGCTAAAAGGATAACCAGATGGCCGTCCATCGACGTTCAAGCTTTGTTCGATGGAATAGCCTCCCAACCCTCGGATTTGCCCCGTGGTGAAATATTGTGCCAAGTCAGCCTGGTTGATTGTAAACGAATATACCAACACAACAGACCTTATGGAAGAGAGCGGGTATTAGGGGATTATACCCCTGGCCGGTATATGTGGATCACTCAAGATACGACCGTGTTTATCGAGCCTATCCCGTATAGAGGCAGGCAAAGGATCTTTGAAGTTGAACCGCCGAGGCAGGGGAGTTTGTGGGGTGCATAATATGATTTTTGGGATGTTATCCGTATCTGGATACTAACTTGTTAGCGAGAAAGGATAGGGAGATGAAAAATGACAGAATGGAAACAGTATAAACGAAAAGGCTTGAGTGAAATGCGTCCATATATCCTGGGCGAGGACTTGACCGGGATTAGCGTATCGCCGGAAGATGACCCGCCGAATGACATAGGTATGATCGCTCGAAACCCGAAGAACCACAAAGACCAGTGGTATGTAGCCCGAAAATATTTCGAAGACAACTTGGAACCAGCATAACCAGCGTATGGACCGGACACGAAAAAGCTGTACCGGTCATGCTTAACGTTGTGCCCTTAGTTTAAGAAGCGCCCGAGGCATCGGCGGTAAAACAGACCCGGCGGGGGAAATTGTCGGTTCGAATCCTCCCTTCGGCTCCAGAAGGTGATAGCTATGAAAGAATGTAAGAATTGTACATTTATGAGGATATATGAAGCTGTTGATGACCCGCAGCGACGATTATGTCTTTGCGAAGATGTCGATGATATAAAGGATGGGGCTGTAATTTTACGAGAAGTCTCAAACTTTAATGCCTCTGATTGTCTCGTTTATCGGTCAAAACAAACAGGAGATAAACCTTGACGACTCATACTGAAATAACCGCTATAGCCGATATCGTAGCGCGGGAAGTTTCCTACCGGATCGCCGCCTTATCGATCCCTGGCCGATGGTTGACTATGAAAGAGGCTCAGGCATACGCCAAAGTAAAGTCTCTGAATACCATCAAGAAATGGGTAAACGAAGGCCTGATCTATGGTCGTCCGCGATCCGGTAGGGGTGACTGGATTATTGACAGAGACAGCATTGATAAATTCTATTTGGAGGAAAAATTCATTTGAAAAGTTTTCATGAAGAACTTTCGTTAAGCATATTCTCAGTAAAGACACGAATTCCTTTGATCAGGTCTAAATACAAAAAGATTATCCTTGATGAGTTTTTTCCAAATAAAGAAAGCCGTATTGACAATGATATTTGCGACAAATTAAAAAAATGGAGCAGAACTCCAGACGCCATTGCGATACTTACACCAAAGCAAGCTAAGTTTTTAGGTTTAGAAGAAATTAAAACGGTGCTTTTTTGCGAGGCAGAATACACAAGCCCAATTTCAAGAAAAGGTCTTTTTGAATATGCTGGATTATACGACGTCCTCTACGATGAAGATTTTA